TCTAATTCTTTAGTCATACTATATTATATTTAGATTTTTGATAGAAGTCAACTATTTTTCGTTCTTTAATCGTTGGTTGCATTCTTCTTCTGTGATACAACGAATCATGTGTCCTGTTTGGGTATTCATGATAACAACTTCACTGGTCTTGGGATCAACGTTAAAAGTGTATAGGCTGTTATGACGAAACTCTGGAGCCGTAGTTTGATATGCTAGTAACAGTGCTGTGATCGCTTCAAATATCATTATATGTTCTTTGCTGAATCCAATATACTTTCTAACCGTGCCTGACGGTCTAACAGTTTGAAAAACAATGCTAGGGTATTGGCCGCATCTACATCTGCACGGTGCGCCTTACCTTTGAAATGCAGTTTGAAGTAGCCCATAGCTGATGCTAGCCCTCCACTAGGCTGTTTACCTCTGGTCAGCATCAAGTATGTATACCAGGTCTTAACATCGATCCAACGACGGCCAAAATGCGGAAAATCAGCATGATTTTTGCAGAATTCTGCCAATAATTCTACACTATCACCACCACCCCAGGTCACTGGGTTGACAAAGACCTTATGTTCACGTATTAGCTCACCAAGCTCACGGGCAACATGTTCATGACTATATGCGTTGGCACGTATATCACTATCGGTTATACCTGTAAGATCATTGATAAACTCACTGATAGGTTCTAGTGGATCTATGTACCATTTACGGACGATATAGTCTTCGAAACGTGTGTTCTTATCACCTATGGCTACACCGACCTGTATGATCTTACCACTAGGTTGATTAAGCTCTAGATCTAATGCTAGGAACTTGCCATCTACTATCATTCAAAACTTTCTGGATAACTAGCAGTCAGCCATTCGGCCATGCTCGTAGCATTCTCACTTAATTTAACTAGATCATACTTACCGCAGAATTTTAAGAACTGAGCACCCACCATTGGAACATTTTTAGGAAATTGTTCGTTGGCTATGGTTACTGCTATCTTAACTTTGATATCATCTGGTTGTGCTGTTAGATCAACCAGGACACGATTGCGTTCATAGTCATCTAATACACGATGCTCGATGCCGTTATGATCAACCCAACGCTGTAACATCATGTTGTTCCAATTATAACCTTTCTTATCTTTGTCACTGTAGGCTTCTTCAAGACCTACTTTGTTTTTACTACCTTTAGTGCGCACGCCTGGAAATGCTGAAAATACGTTGTCAGTGGGATCACCACGCATACACTTTTCAAAAAGTATAAACTTAGGATCAGGAATCTTCTTAGCTTCTTTAGTTTTCTTATCTATTACAGGCTTGCCCTTCTTATCAAAGATGCCTTTAAGTGTATGAAGCTCGTCACTTATCCCGTTATACTGATTAACATTATCAGCAAGTAGCTGATAGAAGTCAGTGTCACTGCTAACGATAGTATGATGATCGTTGGGATGAGCTTGAATGAAACCAGCGATAAGATCATCAGCTTCTAGTTCTGGATGTTGTAATACAGTGCAGTTAGTTTTTTCTGCGACAAATGTTTTTAAGTTATCAAAGGTTTCCCAAAATAACTTGTCTTCTTCTGCTTCGCTTTCGGTAAGTGCCGCACGTGCTACGCTACGGTTTTTCTTATAGGGTTCATAGAAGTCTTTACGCCAACTGCGTCCTTCTAAGCAGAATATGACATGATCAGCCTTTTGATCGCGCCATGATTTATTGATTGAAGCTAGGGTTACGTGGATAGCAAAACCCAGCTTGTCCCAAGTGTCACTTTGGCGATGTGCTGAATGTCTTGCTCTAAAAAATGTATTTGCGGTGTCAACAAGTAGATATCTCATTTAACCATTATACTTTCTATTTTGGTTTTTGTCAACTAACTTCTGTTCTACCGTTGCCTAAATCTCTACGGTTTGATTGTTTACGAGTTTCTGGATCCGCTTGTTCTTGTTCATATGTTTCTAATACTACATTGCGACATACAGATTTAAACCAATTGTCTACTATGTCTTGGTCTGTTTTACCTTGATAACCAGATTTAATTAATCTTGCTACGAAGATATCATTCCAATCTAATTCAAATGCTCCAGCACCAGGATCTTCTGGATCTATGTCCATGCCAGTCACTGTAACATAAGGTTCACCTTTGATAGTAGCTTCCTCTTTTGGTGACTTTTTTATTACAGCTTTTTTTGGTTCTTCTTTTTTAAATAATTTTTTGATTTTGTCTAACATTATATTTCACCTCTACCCAATTCTCGATCCATGTCGAGCTCCATATACGCTTCATCTAATAGATAAGAATGTGCCATTAGATCAACATATTCATTCCACCAGCCCTTAATCAATGTCCACATATTAATCCTTGAATAAATCTACAGTTTCCCATGGTAATCCAGGTTTACCAAAGTGTCCATAGTTAGTTGTTTCACTGTAAATAGGACGGAACAGCTCAAATCTATTTATGATGCCCTGTGGTGTTAGATCAACATTTTCACGGATCCAAGTGGTAATGCTGTTATCAAACTCAATACCTAGATCAGTTTTAACAAATAAGCTAGTAGGATCTTTAACACCAATAGCATAACTGATCTGCACAGTTGCTTTATGTGCGCTTTTACTTGCTACGATATTCTTAGCAAGATAGCGTGCCATATAAGCCGCTGAACGATCTACCTTAGTAGGATCCTTGCCACTAAATGCACCACCACCGTGTGGACTGTAACCACCATAGGTATCAACGATAATCTTACGTCCTGTTAGGCCGGTATCACCATCTGGACCACCAATGACAAAACGTCCAGTTGGATTGATAAGATATTCTGTATTGGCATCTATTAGATCTGGCGGCAATACCGTATCAATAATAGTTTTAACCTGTTCACGTAAATCATTGATATCAATATCAGCTGAGTGTTGAGTTGAACACACTACCTTAGCGATACGTTTTACACTACCATCATCATTATATTCCATAGTAACCTGTGACTTGGCATCGGGACCTAACCATACTACCCCACTCTTGCGAACTGCTGTTAACCGTTCAACAATTTTGTGACTGTAATAGATAGCACTAGGCATCAAGTCTGGAGTTTCTTTAATAGCATACCCAAACATTAATCCTTGATCACCAGCACCAAAGGTGTCTGTACCTAAAGCAATATCTGCTGACTGCCCGTGCATGAGATTTTTGATATCCACAGTTTCCCAATGGAATCCATCTTGCTCATAACCAATGTCACGGATAACACGACGTACCGCATTTTCAACTTCCTGATGATTGTAAATACCTTTGTATTCACCAGCTAGAATGACTTGATTGGTTGTTACTAATGTTTCGCAAGCACAGCGATAAGCAGTATTACCTTCACGCATCATTAAATCTAATACAGCATCACTGATAGCGTCTGCTACTTTATCTGGATGCCCTTCACTGACACTTTCACTTGTAAATAGATAGCTCATATTTTCCTTAATTAACAATCACACTTTTTAAAACCCCATTTGATTTTTAACCAAATGCGTTCATGAATATAATAATCAATACTTAATAATACATGTAAGATTGTAGCAAATCCGGTGGATCGTGCCAAATCGCCCATGATTAGCCAAGTCCAAAAGATAGTAAACAACCATGCTGTTAGACGATAGGTAAGCATTCTTACCACTGTTCGTTTCTTTGTTTCTACAATATCCATTCTATTTTCCCCATGAATTCCCCCAAAGATCAACATGTAATCTTGGGCTGTAATAATAACCACGACGCATAGCTTCGTCGGCTACGTTAAATTTATTACCATCATAGACTTTAACCACACCGCCTACTGGCATAATGTATATAACACCTTTGAACTTGGCTTTACGGTATTCTGATACTGCGCGATCTACTTCATCAAAATCTTCTGGTTTCTCAACTACAAATTTAAGATATGTAGTACCAACCTTTTCGTAACTACGAACAATCTCAGGTTTAACTGCATCAGCCCATGCTTCACCACTAGCACTTAGTTTAGCACTTACGCTAAATGTAATCTCACGACTACCACGATTCCATAATTTTAGATACTTGGCAAAGTCTTCATGTAGTTCCTGGGTACCATTTGTTTCAAATGTTAAGTTCTTTAGGTTATACATATCCTTATGACTTAACAAGTCTGGATAAGCACGTTGCCAACCCAGCAAGGGCTCGCCGCCGGTGATAACCAAATGAGTATCATTACCATTGGGCATAATCCAACTGTTACTAGGCACTAGATCTAGCATACGCTTAACTACAGCATCTGTTTCTAATAATGGACTAAAGTTCTTAAATCGAGGATCCCAGCTGGCATAACTGTCACAGCCTGTTGTGACCAATGGCAAGTCTTCATATATGCGATATTTTGTAGGATCGATGAACTCACGCTCGGTGCTCATCTGTGTGCGATCCTTCATACCAAAACCACCACAGGTAAAGTTGCAGCCAAAAGTTCTTAAGAACACACTAGGAACACCAATGAAGCGTCCTTCACCTTGTGCTGAATAAAATATTTCACTAACTTTAAGTTTACTCATCTAAATAATCCGTATAGGTATATTAATAATATTATAGCATTTAATGTCCATAACTCTGGTTTCTTCCATAGTATGCCTGTTATGACCCAAAATACACCGGCTACTGATAGTATAATAATGTTAAGCGGATACACATCAAGACTGGTGAACACAACACCGACTACGGTAATGACGTTAGCCAACCATCCTATTAGTTTACTATGTTTTGTAAAAAATTGCAAGATTATCTTTCCCAAGGATAAACGATCCAAACATCTTCTTCGGCTTTGTTTATCTCTACAGCACTGTAGTCAACCTTGCGGCTAAACTCGCTGCTTAGGTTATCAAATAGCACAGCAAAGCGAACATTGTTACCCCAGACGTCATCCCATGCTGTGTCATTTGGCAAGTTAATACCTTGCCAATCTTCAATAATCCAATCAAGTGTAGCACCGGTATCGTTGATGTCATCTAAGATTAAGATGTTTTTACGCAGTGATGGATCACTGGTGGGTTCATCTTTGGGTCTAGGAATTTTACTAGCACTTAAATATCCAAAGGCATCTTCTGCCATCCAGCAGTTGCTTTCACCACCCTCACCGTCACGTAGAGCTACTTTTAATGTTTCCATGGGGATATCTAACGTATGGCTCATATATACCGCGGGAACAAGTCCTCCGCGGGTAAGTCCAACGATATAGTCTGGACGCCAATTGTCTTTATACATTTGGTATGAGATTTTATTAACATATTCACGGATCTGTATGTCGTCCACATATAACTTTTTCATTGCTTATCCTTTGTATGCTCTAATGCTGATAATCTCACCTGTGTCATTGAAGCTAATAACATCAGTGACTTTAAGTGTTTCTGTGTCATTTACTAAAATTTCTATTTCAGCTACCACGGTATTTGCATCCTGGTAAAGTGCTAGTGGTCTAACTTCGATAGTATTGACGCTGTCAAAAATCTTTTTGTTTGCTTGAACAACACCAACTACACCTGCAGCAGAAATTTCCCAATCACGTAAGGTAACTTGACTATTGAACATATCATTTAGTGTTTTAACGTCTTTGTTTGAAAACGCATTAAAATAAGTTAATGCTAGATTTTTTAAGTTCATCGTGGTGCAAACTCCTGTTGTAGTTTGATATTGTCAAAGAATTCTTTCTTAGTGTTACCATCATCTTTGAATGCACCTTTCAATACTGTAGTCTGTGTTAGACTACTGTGTGCCATTATGCCACGATTCTCACAGCAACCATGTGTTGCTTGAATATACACAGCTACGTTATCACTACCTGTGGCTTTCATTATTTCACGGGCGATATCGTTAGCAAGTTCTTCTTGTAAGGTTCCACGACGAGCACACCATTGAGCAATACGAGTATATTTGCTAAGACCAATAAGTTTTTGTGCGGCAATAATTCCAATATAGGCAACACCAGCGACAGGCTGATGATGATGACTACACATACTACGTAATTCACTACGAACAACCAACATGCCTTCATATCTATCTTTGCTATCATTCGGAAATGCTGTTGCATCTGGTGCTGGATCATAGCGACCTGCCATGATCTCATATAGATACATCTTAGCCAAACGTTTGGCTGTGCCTTGACTGTTTGGATCATTATGACGATCAATTAAAAGACTGTCTAATACACCTTCGAATTTGGTCGTTAGTTCATCTACTAGTTCAGCACGTTCGCTGTCTAGGATGTATTCTGAAATATTGTCGCCTGCCCAATATCTGGTATTACTTGCTTGAATGCGTTCGAGAATTCGTTCGCTTATTGTTTTATTACTCAATTTCTATCTCCGATGTTAAGCCAGTGGATTGGCATATTGTTTAATTATATAGGTTATTTAGGTCGTTGTCAAACTTATTTGATGAGATTTATATTATAAAAAAGTCGTTCGTCGGGTGGCGCTAATCCAAAATTATCCCATTCTTCTTTGATCCAATTCGGCAAATTATAAAATTCACGATAATGATTCAGATTGGGCCAATCAATACCGCGCACTCGATTGTATTGTTCTAGCCAACGGTTGGTTATTATTTCATCTTTAAATTCTGTAGTGGCTATTTCGTTAGGTAGTGTTGTAACAAAATATTCACGATCTTCGATTGATTTATATGCACCCACATTAATTCTGAATGTATCCATGTAGTTGTTAAAACTAAGACCTAAAAAGTTATATAAATCTTTTAATTTTTCAACATCAGAATTAACTGACTGTTTTAATATTTGGTAATTGTATTCAACATCTTGTGAAATTTCATCTTGATGATTTTGTATTATTGTATAAAAAGCCTCAACGTTAGCAACCACCGCATCCATCCTGTCATTGTTATCTATAATAGAATCATAGTCGGGTATAGGCAGATAGTTTTCAAATGTTCTAAATCCAAGGGACTTTAAGAATTTTAAATGTCCAACGGCAGATGCTACGATAAATGGATGTCTATGTAAAATAGCTCTATAGGTTTTTTCACTGATCCAATAAATTTCCGGATCATCGAACCATGATTCTGAAATAAT